CCACTCGTGTCTGCTTCGCGCTTGTTCTTCGCATACTTCAGAATGTCCGCGCCGAACGTCGTGGCTGACTTCTGATTGTGCTTGCGCTGCTTGATCGAAGCAGGTGCGGTGGTGCTTTCAATAACTTGCGTCATGACTTGGTATCCCTTTTCAAGTGCGTTGATACGGAATGCATCAACTATCAATCATTGTACTCTCATTACAATCACATGCAAGCGCTATGTTTACTGCTTAGTCGTTACTACTACTAAATCAGCTAAGTACTAATGTGACGAATACTAACCAGCCCACAGTATAACGTGCACACTTATTGATTGGCTATACATTGTACACATAACGCACTACTGCACATGCCAGTGCTAGAGCGCTGCAGCAATCTATACATTGTACAGATAACACCGTGAGGGTAATGCGCCCTCGCGTCCTAATCACGTGTGATGTGTGCGCTGCTATGTGTGAGTGTGTACATTGTATAGCTGCTTGCGCTGTGAGTGTGTGTGCTTGTGTAGTGAGCGAGTGAGTCCCCCGCCAAATGGAAAACGGCTGTAGCTAGCTTGGCAGTTGCAAATGGAAGGGCGTCAGCACTGTTGCAAGCCCCTATGTGTGTGAAGTAGTACACAGCTAAAATCCCAACGAGTGCACGTTTGTAGTACTTGGGTGTGTATAGCTGTTTGTAGTTGTTTGTAATTTGTAGTATCAGGCCAAGGCTGCGAACCGCCCCTTCGGGGCGGCGTATGTCGTGATTGTGTAGTGAGTATGCGGTGTAACCTATTGACAAACACCAGTAATTGTGCTAGGGCCGATGATAGGCACAATCACTAGTACACAGGAGCATACATCATGCCAAGTTGGGCAGGTCTTTGGGACAATGTATACGGACAGCCGTATGCACCTATTCAACAAGCCACAGCGACAATGCGTAGTGTTGCTAGGCTTACAGCATCCGTAGGTGGTCAGTATTTTGGTGAGATAGGCCGTGCGCTTGCTAACGGTGTAGGTGCCAATGCTGAGTACACTATTGCACAAGTGAAGGCTGTACAAACTGATGGCTTGAACCAAGGGGGCTTGCGGCCTATTGTACCGTTTGCTGTAGTACCTCTACACGCTACAACCATCACTGAGAAAGAAGCCTTCCAGTCACAGATGACGCCGTACTTCGCACCTATGCCTAATCCGGCTACACCTTATGTAGCGACGAGCGGCTATCCTGTTGACAAGTCGGGTAACGGTGGTGGCGGTAAAGCTGGTACGATCAACTGATCTGTACAATGTATAGCTCTCATTAGGAGTACCACTATGCCTGACATGCCCAACATACCGCCGCAGATACTTGCAGCACTACAGCAACAGCAGCAAGCTGGTGCTAGCGCTCCTGACATTGGTGACATGTTACAGCAGTTGATGCAAATGTCACCTGATGAAGTAGCGACAGTGTTGCAGCAGATGGGCATACAGGTGACGCCAGAGCAAGTGCAGAGCGCGGCAGAGAATTGGGTAGATCAGGCGGCAGATAGTGCGAGTGGTAGCAATCCAGACGATGAGACTGCCGAACCTACTCCTGACAATGAACCGGCTGAAGGTGAAGCTGCTCCCACTGCTAACAACCTCGAAACTGCTGAAGCCAATGCTGGTGAACAGCCCACAGATGAAAGCGATGAAGGTGAAGACGGCGGTGCGCTCCCACCTAACGCACAGCCCACCGCACAACAAGGTGCAGGTGCAAGCAGTGGTGAAGGTGAAGTTGATCCTCGTATGGCTGCTATGTTAGCAGCACAAGGTGGAGGTGGTGCTATGCCACGTGGTCCTGCAGGTATTCCTACTGGTGGTCCTATGGACGACCTAATCAGTGCACAGATGATGCAACGTGCTGTTGGCAATCCTAATGCTACAGTACCACAAGGCCCCGGTGTAGGAGGCAGCGGCGGCGTGCCTATGCCACGTAGTGCTAATGCTATTCCTACACCGCGTGCTGGCGGCGGTGCTAACAACCCGCGTATGGCTGCAATGATTGCTGACATATACCGCAGCACAGGCGGTAAGACAGGTAGACAACGACAACCGTCAGCAGCCCCCGGTAAGACGAAGAACTTAGCACGATGACAGACTTACCACTTGCAAATGGCCTCGTCATCGACACGCGGACTGGTCAAGCGATTGTTCCGTCAACATCGCCTGATGCAGTCATACAACAACAGACAGCACGCTCTAAACAATCTCCCGAAGCGGCTACTGTTCGCGGTCGTGATCGTAACAATCGGCCTGTCCGTCGCAATCTCATTGATCTACCAGCAGACACTAAAGCCGTAACAACTGCGGGTGTAGTGTGGTTGTATTTCACACTTGGTATCAACGACGCAGAGATTGCAGAGGCAACTGGACTAAAGCTGTCGCAGGTCGATATGATTAAAGGCTTGCAGCTATTCGGTCAACTCGACGCGCTGGTGAAAGAGAACCTAGCGCTGCTTGAAGCTGATGATGTACAGAAACGCATCGACCGCATGAGTGGTAAAGCGCTAGACGGCTTAGAGGACATACTAGAGGACGAAGACACTAAGCCAGCTACGAAGTCGCGCATACTAATGAACATGCTCGACCGTGGAGGCTTCTCACCTAAGCAAGTCATGGAGCATAGGCACTCACTTGAAGGCGGCTTAGTCATCCGTCATATACGCGAGATAGCACAGCCAAAGCAGATGCCTAGCATTGACATTACGCCTGTTAAGGAGAAACACAATGGCAATCGTCCCGAATAAAGACGGACAAGGTATCAAAGCTAACGGCGCTGTAGGTGATGTTGACGTTAGCTATTGTACACCTACCACGTTCGCTAGTGGTGTACCTAGCACTGCAGGCTTCACTGGTGAAATCCGTGTAGATAGTGCAACTGGCGACTACTTCCGTAACTTAGGCGGTACTAAGTGGGCTGATGCAAAGTAATGGCACCGCGCGCACGTACAGTCAACGTAGCTGAGCGTCCTGAATTGCTGTTGAAGGAGAACAGCCTTCAAGATCGCTTTCTACATTCACGTGCTAAGGTGCAGATATACGGAGGGGGCTTTGGTAACGGCAAGACAACGGCAGCAGTTATTAAAGCACTACAACTATCTGATCTGTACCCCGGTAGTACTGGCCTCATCTCTAGGTCCACCTATCCTAAGCTCAACGACACTATACGCAAAGAGTTTCTTAAGTGGTGTCCTCCTAAGTGGATCGTCAGCTTTAGCACAGGTCAAAACGGCGATAACATCTGTCATCTCAAGAACGGTACAACTATCTACTTTCGTTACATCGCACAGCAAGGCACAAAGACAGAAAGCAGCAGCAGCAACCTACTAAGTGCAACATTCGATTGGGTGATCGTTGACCAAGTTGAAGACCCTGAAATCACGCATAAAGACTTCCTTGACCTTTTTGGTCGTTTGCGCGGTCGTGCTAGGTATGTTGGTGATGACCCTCATATGCCTGTTACTGGGCCACGTTGGATGATGTTGACATGCAATCCAACAGGCAACTGGGTCTACACGAAGCTAGTACGTCCACTGCAGATATACGAGAAGACCGGAGTAGTAACTGAAGACCTCATATGCGTGCGCGATATAAACCGCAAGCCGGTGCTTGATGAACATGGCAAGCCGCAGTTGCTTATCGAAGTTATCGAAGGCAGCACCTACGAGCTACGTCACGTGCATGAAGCTGAGGGCGGCGACTTCATTCAGACGCTCGAAACCATGTATCAGGGACAGCAACGTGACCGTTTCTTGCTCGGTCGTTGGGTCGCCTACGAAGGTCTTGTATACCCACAATACGATAGCTCTATACATCTACTGCAAGAGGGCGACATACATGCTCTGCTGGATGGATATGTAGAGCAACGCTATCATGCAAACTGGCTCGAAGCATATGACTACGGACAAGCGCAGCCTAGTTGCTATGGTCTTGCATTCGTTACGCCTGAGCAGCACGTTATTCTGTGCGATGGCTTCTACCAAAAGGAAATGTCCATTGACATGCAAGTTAGTGCTATACGGCGTATACGTGCCGATTGGAGTGCTGAACTTGACGACATGCACAAGATCAACGCTGATCCCTCAATCTTTGGTAGACGAACAGTTAACAAACGCACCGTGGGAAAGACGATAGCTGACATGTTCAAAGACGACGACATACGCATGCGTCGTGGAAACAACGATGTGGCAAATGGTATTATCAAGGTCGGAAGCTATCTTAATCTTAATCGCAATCTGCTTCATCCTATTCATCGCGTTGCTGGCTCCCCGCGCTTGTTCGTTAATGCAAAGCTCGATTGGTGGACAGACGAAGTGGCTGGATACTTCTGGCAACAGAGTACATCGGGTGAGAGAATAGACAAACCAACAGATCGCAACGATCACGCTATGGACATGACTAAATATCTGCTAAGTGAGATGCCAGATATAGGCAAGTTCATACTGCCTGAGAATGAGCGCATACCATCGTGGATGCTGTGGCAAGAGCGTGACAAGAGTGTAGAGAACCCTAGGGCACACCGTTATGGCTGACAAAGAGCTATTCGATGTAGCTGCTGAAGTACGCGGTGAGACAGAGAAAGCCTTTCGCCTGTACGATGGTAAGCGCACTGAGTGGGTTCCGAAGTCGCAAGTTGAAGACAACAACGATGGCACATTCACGATGCCGATGTGGCTTGCTAAGGACAAGGGGTTTGTGTGATGCTTAGATTGTGGGGCATACGGCACGTTCGGTACTTCTACTTGCGTTACAAGATGAACCAACACTATGACATGTGGGCGCAGTTAGGTTCATTGCCGGTTTACATAGACCGTGATTATGAAGTACTTGATGCAATCTGGCGAGGTGAACGCTAATGGCTGGTGAAGACGACTACGACAATCCGCCTCCTGCTGCACCTGCTAGCGACGTGAACAGCTATGAAGGTGTCATGTCTGCAGATCAACAACCTGTAGACGATCAACCTGTCTACCGTGTGATAGGTGAGAGCAAGATACCTGTCTCTAAACACCGCGGCCCGTTGTGGCGTTCGCGCTACGATCAGGGTAAGAGTGCAATGTCTAAGAACTTAGATGCATGGAACGAAGCATACAGGTACTATCGCCATGACCATACCCGTACTAATGCTTCATCACGAGCAGAGGAAGATAGTACAGCCGGTAAACCCCTCCAAGGTTCGATTGACAGCACTGAGAACTTGGTGTTTGCGAACGTCAGCGCTCTCGTTCCTATGCTATTCACTAAAAACCCCGAAGCAGAGTTTACCAGCGAAGATAAGACAGATGAACCGAAGCAACGCACACTTGAGAAGCTTGTAAACACACTCGCCGCAAAGAAAACATCGCCGGGATTGAACCTAAAGCGTAAAGTAAAGCGCAACATAGTATCTACTACACTAACCAACGTCGGTTGGTTTGAAGTTGGCTACACCTTACGTGAAGACAGCAGCGAAGCAGCGCTAGAAGAAGTACAAAGATTGAGCGCTGAGTTAGAGAAGGCTAGCAGTCAGAAGGACATTAAGGAAGTTGAAGGCAAGCTGCTGGCGTTAGAAGAAACCATTGACATGCTAACGCCTAGTGGACCGTGGGTGAAAGTGCGCCGACCGGATCAAGTCATCGTCGATCCTACTGCTACTGACTTAGACCTTAGCGGTCAGTGCAACTGGATCATGATTGAAGACTTGATGTACACATCACTAATACGCGCCAAGTATGGACGCAAGAAGCCCGACAGTGATGAGTGGGAGAGTGTGTTCAGTCCTACGAATGTCATCAAGGCTGGCGTCAGTCCAGATCAAGGTGAACGTGGTCAGAC